CCCGAACGCGGCCGCATCCCGCAGGCCACCGAGGCCGCCTACCACGAGCATGGCGGCGCACCCATCAAGCGACGCGGCCGCAAGAAGGCCACCGTCAACGCCTGACCCTCCCGCTTCCCCTCCACCACGACGCGGACACAGCCCCCGGTCCAACAGCCGCCGGGGGCTCCGTCGTATCTGAGGACAGGACGGTAGGTGCGTTGGTCGTCTAGAAGGACGGCCATGAGCGAAACCCCCACCCCCACCCCGACCCTGGCGAAGTCCGTCAAGGTCACCCGCAAGCCCGGCCACACCTCGTTCGACCTGCAGGTCGACGGCCAGCAGTTCCCTTGGCACCTCGCCGGCGACGACGGCGTGCAGGTCGCGATGAGCACCGACCGCGTTTCCGCCGTCACCATCACGATCCTCGCCGAGCACGTCGAGATCGACGACCAGATGATGCGCGACCGCGCCGAGGACGTCCTCGCCGGTCACTTCCACGAGGAGATGGCCGAGCAGCTGGGCCTCACCCCCGCCGACGACGCGGAGGTGGCCCGGTGAGCCTCTCCCCCGCCGAGGTCCGCACGATGCTGGCCTCCCCCGACACCCCCGAGCAGGTCGCCGCCCGGGACGCCCGGCTCGACGCCGCGCTCGACCGGATCCTCGACGAGCACATCGACCTCGCCCGCGAGGCCCGCATCGGCGACTCCCTCCGCGGCCGCGTCGACACGATCCTGCGCGCCGCCGAGCAGGCCCCCACACACCCGGCGCTGCAGTGGCAGGTCAACGGCGCGCTGCTCGCCCACCGTCGCGCCGGCGAGGAGATGACCGCGTGCGGCCGCACCGGTGAGCTCACCGTCGTCACCGACGTCGGCGTCCCGCCGTGCCCGAAGTGCTACGGGGCGTGACGCTGCCGTGAGTCCCCAGCTGGCCGCGACCGTCTCGGCGGCCCATGACGGAGTGCGCACCAGCGCGCCCGGCGTGGTGTCCGGCGAGGCCAAGTCGCTCGTGAGGAACCTGCTCGACGCGCCCGTGCCCGCGCGTCGGCGGGTCCTGGCGACCCTCGACCAGCGCGAGATGCAGTACGTGTTGCAGGAGACGAAGCGGGAGACCGGCGCGCTCTACGGCCTGTGGCACGACGCCCCGTCCGGGTTCGTCGAGGACGTCCTCGGCGAGACGGTCTGGTCCAAGCAGCGTGAGGTGCTCGACGCCGTCGCCGTCAACAAGCGGGTCGCCGTCCCGGCCGGGTTCGGGCTGGGCAAGACTCACCTGGCAGGTCGGCTCACCGCGTGGTTCATCGCGACCCGGCCCATCGGCATCGGGCTCGTCGTCACGACCGCGCCCCGCTACCGGCAGGTCCGCAACCAGCTGTGGCCGCACATCCGCAAGGCAGTCGCGAAGGGCAACCTGCCCGGCACGTGCGACACCGTGCAGTGGAAGGCCCCGGACGAGTACGGCAACGACGTCCTCGTGGCCTACGGCTTCTCCGCGCCGGAGAACGACGAGTCCGCGATGCAGGGTATCCACGCGATCTCGCTGCTCCTCGTGGTCGACGAGGCCGGTGGTATGTCCAAGATGGTCGGTGAGGGCACCAACAACCTCCTCACCGGTGACGCCCGCATGCTCGCCATCGGCAACCCCGCCACCGACGACCCCGGGTCGTGGTTCGAGGGCCTGTCCGAGGAGGGCTACGCCGGGGAGACGGCCGGCACCGTCACCATCCACATGCCGTCGACGAGCTCGCCGCAGCTCACCGGTGAGGTCACCGGCGTCTGCAAGGAGTGCCCGGCGGCCGCCGACCCGCACCCGCTGTCCAAGCACCTGCCCGATGAGGACTGGGTCAACCGCACCATCGCCGGCTACGGCGAGGACCACCCGTACGTCGTCGCCAAGGTGCACGCCCGGTTCCCCAAGGACGCCGGCGCCCGCATCATCCCCTCGACGTGGGTCGACCTGGCCCGCGCGGTGGAGGACCCGGAGGGCCCCGACTACGTCCGCCCGTGCGACCTTGACCTCGAGGGCGAGGACGAGACGTTCACCGTCAAGAAGGGCGCGTGGGTGCGCCTCGGCATCGACGTCGCGGCCGACGGTGGCGACGAGTTCGCGATCTACCGGGCCGTCGGCGACGTCGTGTCGCAGCGTCACGTCTCCTCCGGGTCCGCCAACAGCAACAGCGTCGCCGTCGCCACGGTGGCGCTCGAGCACATCATCGCCGCCGAGAAGCTGGCCCGCGCGATCGGGTCCAAGTCGCAGGTCCGCGTCAAGGTCGACACCATCGGTGTCGGCTGGGGTGTCGTCGGCATGCTCAAGGAGTGGGGCAAGGCCGGGAAGCACGGCGCCGTCATCGTGGCCGTCAACGTGGCCGAGCGGCCCGAGGAGGACGACGAGTCCGCCGAGATGCGCCCCAACCGCAAGCGTGACGAGATGTGGCTCGGCGGCCGGTTCCTGCTGCAGCCCGACCCCAAGACCGGCGAGGGCCGCATCCGCATCCGCATCGTCGACAACGCGGCCGCCGACAAGAACCGCGGCAACGCCGCCACGCAGCTGTCCGTGCCGAACTTCGGCAACAACAGCGGCGGGCTCATCGTCGTCGAGTCCAAGGCCAGCATGAAGAAACGCGGCCGGCCCTCCCCCGACCGGGCCGAGGCGCTGCTGCTCGCGTTCTACGAGCCGGAGCCGGTCCGCACCAAGCCCCGCAGAGGGATCATCGCCGGTGCGTGACACACAACACGCGTCCCATTCGTTACACGTTGCGAGGGGTAGCAGACGGGCGTCCCACTCCCCCAGCCGGGCAAGCGTCCCCGGCACAAGACACCAACCCCCGGGAGAGCCCGTGCACCTCGAAACGTCGGAGCCGAATCAGGCACCGAAGGACCTGACCCACCAGTGGGTCATCGCCGCGATGATCCGCGTCGACCACGCCACCGCCAAGGCGGCCGACTTCCGCGGCATGTACCGCGTGAAGGAGTCCGAGCGTGTGGAGGCGCTCGAGACGTACTGCGAGCACTGCAAGCGCGCGTTCGACGAGGTCGCCGACCTGCCGTGCGCCGCGAAGATCAACAACGAGCACCTCATCGGCGGCGACCAGTCCGTCCGCGCCAAGCGCAAGGTGCACAACCTGCCCCCTGGCGTCGTCACGATCCCCGTGCCCGCGCCGCGGATCAACCGCCGCGGCATCGACGCCGTCATCCGCGGGGAGGCCTGAGATGACCCTCACCCTGCACTCCATCGTCGTGCCGATCACGTCCTGGCCGATGCCCGTCGACGAGTACATCGCGGCGAAGAAGGCCGAGAACCGCCCGGTGCGCACCCTGTGCGACCTTGACGTGCCGGCCGACACCGGCGACGGCGACGTCGTCGAGCCGACGGCCGTGCACTCCTGCGCGGCCTGCCACGAGCGGCTGGTCGCGTTCACGCCGGAGCAGTCGGCCGAGTTCGCCCGCCGCAACGGATACGGCCGCGAACCACAGCCCGTAGGTGCGTGAGGGCGCGACCTAAGCACCGCGCCCTCTCTACGGTCCCGCCGCGTGACCACCATGCCGCCTGAGCCCCAGCCCGAACAGGCCCCGACCCGCGCCGCGCAACTGCGCGAGCTGCTCGGCCTCCTCGCGCTCCTCCTTGGAGCCGCCGCCCTGATCGTGCCTGCGTTCGCGACCGACTGGCGCCTCGGGTGCGCGCTGCTCGGCGCGGGCCTCATCTGCGGCGGCTACCTGCTGACCGTCGAGGAGGAGCAGTCGTGAGGAAGTTCCTGCCTGCCCTGCGCGGCGGCTACAGCACGGGCGCGCTCGACGTCACGGACGGCGTCGAGGAGAAGTCGCTGAGCATCGGCGGACCGGTGTCCGGCGCGGCGTACCTGTCGACGACCCGCATCGGCAACGGCCTCTACGGCACAGAGGGCCGCGCCGACGCGTGGGACATGGACACCGTCATCAGCGAGGGGTACGAGCGCGCCATCTGGGTCTACCGGTGCGTCGAGCTCATCTCCGGCGACCTGTCCCGGCTCAAGTTCAAGGCTGGCCGTGACCGCGGCACCGAGCGGGAGGAGACGCTCGAGGACCACCCGCTGTACCGGGTCCTGAACGTCAAGGCCAACCAGCTCGAGAAGGCCAAGCTGTTCAAGAAGCGGCTCGTGGCCCAGCTGCTCCTCTCCAAGCGTGGCGTGTTCGTCGAGGTGACCAAGTCCCGCGCCGGCAACATCGTGCGCCTGGACCTGCTCGACCCGCAGCGCACCCGCCCGATCCCGGCCGACAACGGCTACGACTACATCAAGTGGTTCGAGTTCACCCGCCGCGACGGCACCGTCCGCGAGATCCAGCCGCAGCACATCAGGTGGATCCGCCAGCCGCACCCGACCGACGCCTACTCCGGCACGACGCCGCTCGAGGCCGCTGGCCTGTCGATCGAGCTCGACTTCCTGACCCGCATCTACAACTCGTCGTTCATCAAGCGCGACGCGCGCCCCTCCGGCGTCCTCGGCGTCGACACCGACTCCCTGTCCGATCAGGAGATGGAGCGCATCGAGCGGAAGTTCCTCCCGGGTGCGCATCACGCCGGCGCCATGACCGTCATCGGCACCGGCCCCGGCGGGCTCAACTACGTCGACACGGCCACGAAGCCTCGCGACATGAGCTACGGCGAGGCCTCCACCAACGCCAAGGTCGAGATCCTCGCCGCGTTCGGCATCGGCGAGTCGATGCTCGGCAACGCGTCCGGCCGTTCGTTCGAGAACGCCGACGCCGAGCTCTACAACTACTGGACGCAGGTGCTCCCCACCTACATGGAGCTCGTCGCCGAGGCGTTCGAGGAGGACCTGCCATACGGCGGCTGGGAGCCCTACCTCGACACCTCCCACATCGAGGTCCTGCAGCTGCCGAAGCGCCGCGACCGCGAGGAGGCCCGCACCGAGGTCAACCAGGGCCTCCGCTCGATCGACGAGTACCGCAACCTCGCCAACCTGCCCATGCTCAACGTCCCGCAGACGCGCGCGCTGTGGACGAACCCGTCCAAGGCGCCGATCCCCGGCCAGCCCGGCGACGAGCAGGCCCTCGGGCTCGGCATGGGCGGCGAGGCTGGCCCCGACGGTGGCGGCATGCCCCCGGGCCCCGACGGCGAGCCCCCGGCCGGCCCGGACGGCGGCCCCGACGGTGGCGCACCGGCCGAGCCTGGCGCCGAGGGTGACGGCGCTGACGCGGTCGCCCGACTCGAGGCCGCGATCGCCGCCGGTGAGGTCCCGGCTGCGCTCGACGACGCCCCGGAGGGTGACGCTGCGGACGCTGAGGCGTGGGGTCCGCCCACGCAGGAGGAGATCGACGCAGTCGACGACGTCGAGGGCGACACCGGTGACGGCGCGGCCGCTGTCGCGGAGGTCCGCTCCGGTGAGGGCAGCACCCCCGGTGACGGCGCCGCAGCCGTCGCCGAGGCCGACGCCGACATGGGCGGCTACACCGAGGGCGACGGCGCCGACGCGCTGCGCCGGGCCCGCACCGAGGG